TTTTTGGTGTTCATCGTGTAAAATTGAACTTGATAGAGATTATCAAGCAGCAAGAAATATTCTTATAAAAAATACTTTATAATGAGGTATAACCAGGATGTGATCTATCCTTTAAAAGAAGTCACAAAATGACCTTGTTATATACATTATAACTTGCGATTTTTGCGATTTTTAATGATCTGCTATTAAAAGTAATATAGTCATAATCATAATAACATAAAATTGAGAGGATACGCCACCTTTTTTGATTGATAAATTAAATGTTATAGCATTTATTACTAAGAAAAATAATAGAATATAATTTATAACAAGTAAATATGTTAGATTTATAGGTTGTCCATTATTAATTACTTTGAAACAATTACATGATTGAAGACTATGTAAATAATAAAGATTACACACATAAACAATGAAAAATACAATAGATACTACATTAAATGTACCATTAAATGATGTAATTGCTTTTGTATTACTTAAAACAGAATCTTTTGATAATGTTGAAGAAGTTGATTTTTTTTTTGTGGTTGTTTTTTTTTTGTAGGCATACTATTTTTAAATACGATTTTAATTTTTGTATTTAAGAAATTAATTGTTAGTAATAATTAATGAGGATTCTTTCATGGGATGTGGGAATTATCAATTTAGGTTATTGTATAATTGAAATAAATGACAATAATAATGAACATAAAATTATATATTGGGGTATAATTAATCTAATTGATAATGATACTATGAGAAAAAATAGAAATTTAATTTTTGAAAATATTCCTAAAAAATTACATGAAAATCCTTTTCTTTTAGACGTAGACAAAGTAGTGATTGAAAACCAACCTTCTTTAAAAAATCCACAAATGAAATCCATTCAAATGATTGTATATTCTTATTTTTTGATGTATGGAAAAGTATTAAATAATGATGAAAATCATATTAAAAATATTGATTTTTGTAATGCATCTAATAAATTAAAGGTTTATAAAGGACCAGTTATTTATTTGGATAGTTTAAAAAAAAGAAAAAAAAAGACTGATGAAAAATCAATGGAAACAATTGCGGATAATGAGCAACAAAATGAGCAACAAAATGAGCAACAAAATGAGCAATCAAACGATCAATCAAATGAACAACAAAATGAGCAACAAAATATTGAAGAAAAAAATAAAGATATAAGTAAATTGAAAATTAAAAAAGAAAAGGCACCTAAATTAACATATACACAAAAAAAGAAAATGGCAGTAGAACATGTAAAGTATTTCTTAAATGAAATAAAAGATGAAAATAATATGGTTTTCTTCTTAGACCATAAAAAAAAAGATGATTTAGCGGATTCTTATTTACAGGCACTTTATTATGCTAACAAATAAAAGTACAATAATAATCGTTTTTATCTTGAACTTCTTGTAATATATGAATTTTATCTTTTTCAATATTACGTTTCATTTTATCTTGTAATTGTTTTCCTTTTTTAATCAATGTATTTAATAATATGCAATTTTTCTTTGCTTTTATTTTATTGGGTTGAATTAATGTCCATTCATTTTTATGAGCGTACCAAATATTTTCTTTTAGTTTTCTACCATGAAAATTGTGATTTAAATGAGAATCACAAAATTCAAGTATTTCTAATACATCTACATTTGAATATTCATTATTTTTAGCACCACTATTTAATAAATAATCATCAATAATAGGATTATATTCATAATAAAGTTTTATTAATTCACGGTCATATGGATTTGTTTTTTCTAAATCTGCTAAATAATCATGTTTATGTAAATAAAAAATATCTAAATCAAATAATTCTGAAAAATTTTGAATAATATGATAATAATCAAGTGTGCACAATGTGCGTAAACATTTAAAACATTTCGAACAATTTAATTTTTTATCAGTAGAATCATAATATGTAGGATGAACACATACATCTAAATGTTTAAAATTTAATGGATTTTCATTAACTAAAAGTGTTTTTTTAATACGTGTATATTCACAACCATGAATACTAATTTGTAAACTTTCAGTTGATAAATGAGGAATAATAATAGGTTCAATTGAAGTAATTGACCCACTATTTTTAATCAATTTTGAATCTTTATATGAAAAAGAAGAACCATAATAATATTTTTTGAATAATTTTTGAAAAAATAAAGGTACTGATAAATTTCTTAACGTATGAAAATACTGATGTTCAAAGTTATTAATATGCATAAAGTTCGTATCAACTACAAAAAGTTCTAAATCAGTTTTTGATACATATTTTTCTATATTTTTCAGTTTATTATGATATGTATTTTTTACACTATAAGCACCTGCATAAAAATTAGTTAAATGAGTTAATTTTGTATTTTCATTTTCATCATTAAAATAATGGTCTTGTAAACAACATAAACTATCCATTCCACAACTTATTCCACATGCTATACCTTCATTTTCATATATAACATTTGTAAGTTCTTTCACATAAATATCAATCATTTCATAAGTAGGATGAACTACATTAATTAATGGCATTATATGAGTTTTTAAATTATAATATAGTTTCGCAGACATTATTCCATTTACTTCAATATTTTCATTATTTTTCATAGCTACTACTAACATCAATACTACAAACCCATCATATGTATATTGAGCATATTCTTCATATTTTTTATCAACCTTTAAAACGATTCTCTTATTATCATCGACAATACAACTTATAACACATTTATCATCATTTATTTCTATTTTTAAATGATCAAGTTTCATTAAAAATAATAATAAAAAAAAAATTATTTATTAAACTAAATGTTTAAACTGATTCCACCCTTTTTATTTTTTTTACTCTTTCTAAATGATGATGTACTCATATTCAATGATTCTTCACTACTTACACTTCCACTATCATCATTCAACTCACCAATTAAATCATCAATCCCTTTTGGACCACTCATTGTATTTTGACCCATTCTATTTACTTTATTATTTATACCAGATTTCATCATGTTTCCAATACTATCATTTGATCCAAATTCACGGTCAATTGTATTATTCATCTTTTTAGAAGCAGCTTCACTAATATTCTTCATAATGTCGGGATTTTGTTTCAATATATCTTTTAAATCTGGTGTAGCACTCTTAAATAAACTATTTGTTAAATGAAACATAAAACCACTTCCCGCTACCATAGAAATAAGCTTTAATTCTGGTGCCATTTTAACACTTTCCCCGTATTTTTCATGAAGTTCTTCAAATACTTCATCATAATCATTTACATTTTCCATCATATTTTCAGACCAACCATCTAATTTAATATCAAGTGGGTCAAAACGATTGTTTAAAAATTCAATTCCACTTGTTAATGCCATAAGCATCTTACGACTGAATTTAATTGATTTTTCAACATCTCTTTGTTTTTTAAGTCTCTCATATTCATAATTTAAATCTTCATAAGAAGAAGCCATTGAATATTTCTTTGATGGGGGATAACCTTGTTTTTGAATTCGTTCTAAATTAAATAATAATTTTTGTTTTTCCTGTTGTATTTCTTCATAGCTCATTTCTTTTTGAGGAATACTATCGTCGTCGTCTTCGTCTTCGTCTTCGTCTTCGTCGTCTTCTTCATGTTCTTCATCGTCGTCTTCTTCTTGCATCGAATTAGAATTATTTGAAAATATTTCATCATCGTCTTCATCATCTTCGTCATTATTAAAATTTATTTGTGAATTCTCTTGAGACATCATTGTACTATCATCATCATCAGTATTATCAACAGATGATAAACCACCATTTTTTTTGGTATTTGCCATCATTGAAAAAGTATCATTTGGTATTTTTTTATTAAGAGATGGTTTTATTTTTATTTTTCTACCCTCAGGAATATGAATGGAATTTCCATTTAACATTGGTTTAATATTATTTATTGAATCTGTTTTTAAATCCATATTTTCTTTATTAATTGAAATATTATTATTTCCTAAAGGAACACTTGACACATTTCTCTCAGAAAAATCACTTTCTTTTTGAATCTTAAAATTAGGTAAGAAAGACATAATTACATTTAATTGTTATATTTTTTTAAAAAATATTACGCATCTTAGTAATATATTTTATGAATATCGAAAAAAAAATTATTTTTTATTTGATTTTTCTTTTTTTTTTAAAATACAAAACCGACTGTTTTCATTAATTAAAAATTTTATAAGTATAAAATAAAATAATGTCAATAAAATTGATATTTTTATATCTCGAGTAGCCATGAAAAAAATTGAGAATAATATCAAATAACGTAATAATGCATATTGTTCAAATAAAACATCTAAATTTTGAGGTAAGTCTAATGCTAAATATTTACCTCCAATATTAGATAATAACATAATTGACCCATTAAATAAGGGATTATTTGATAAATTAAAAAGTAAATTATCCATATTATAACAATTAAAAAAAAATTAATTATTTGTTTTAAATCCATCAATAATTGTTTCAAATTGCTCTCTTAAGTCTTTTACTTGTTTTTTAAATGGCATCTTTTCTTCTTTTATTTCATTATTTTCAATTATTTCATTATTTTCAATTAGTTCCTTTTTTTCAATAGACTCCATTGTTAAAAATTTATCATTTTGATAAGGTTTAATATCAAATGTAGTTTCATTATCAGAATTATATTGATCCTTTTGAGGTTCTTGTTTTTCTTGAGGTTCTTGATTTTCAAAATATTCTTGAATATTATATTTTCTTAATATTTTATTTTCTAAAATATATTTTTTATAGAATGAAGGATTCATACAAATAAATGCAGTTAACCCTAATACCAAAAGTATTAAAGGAAAATCTGCATATACAAAATAAATTAATAGTAATAAAATAAAAATATTTATTTTTCTTTTCTCCACAAAATAATTAAATTTTGGATCATCACCTAATATAAATAATAAAAATAAGACAAGAATGATTAAAATTATATTTTTAAATATTTCCCACTTCATATTTTTTACTTATATAAAAAAAATTGTTTTTAACTCATTTTATTTTTTTTAGTGTTTTTTTTTTATATTAAAATATCTAAGTATTAATTAGAGCCAATATGTCCAGAATTTCTTATTGTTCATTAGAAGAGGCATGGGGTAATAATAGTAATAATAATAATAATAATATACCCAAAATAAATAAAAATAATTTTCAAAAAACACTTGATAAAAACAATAGTGATTTAAATACAAACCAAAAAAATAATAATTTTGAAGATGATGATTTGAATGCATATAAAGGAAAGTCTCAAAATGATTATGAAATATTAAAAAAGGACAATGTTAAAATGAAAAAAATGATAAATCAAATGAATTATGTAGAGCGAAATAAAGTTCCAGAAAATAATATAAATGAAGATTATAATGAATATCGATTTAATCCTGTTAATAAAGTAAATAGTTTATATCAAGATGAAAAAAATTATTCACCTTTTCAAGATGATATGGAAAAAAAATATTTACAAGATAAAATTACGAATTTAGAAAATGAATTTCGTAAATACAAAATGTTTTTAAACAATAAAATGAATGGAGAAGATGTCATTGAAGGATTTGCGAATGAAAAAAGCGACGAATCTCAAACTGATATTATGGATTTAATTGTACTCATTGTTATTGGACTTATATTAATTTTTATTATGGATTCTATTTTTAAAATTGGTAAATATATCGGATCTAAAAAAAGTAGTTAGAAATTTTTTTTTCGTGGTATAAAGTTTTTAAAACTATTATTTTCAATTGGTTTGTATTTTAAATGAAGATTTTCTAATGTTTTTACAGGTTTTATAACATCTTCGATTGCTTCATATTTCTGTTTTTGAACAATCCATGATATATATAACATATAACCATCTATATAACGACTATTAAAACCTTTTTCTTTTAATAAATTTAATAAATATAAAACACATTCTGTCATGTTAAATAACGGATAACCTGGTATATATTCTGGTATCTTGAAAAAACAATATGATTCATCATTTAAAGACATTTCTTTAATTTTTTCAAAACATTTTTTCGAAATTTTATAATATATTCTATTTCTATTTTGTTCTTTTTCTTTTGCTTTCTTTTGAATATCATTTACACTAAATAATGGATTTTCATCATTATTACTGTAGTTTCCAAAATAATCATAATTATTTATATTCATATTAAAACCATATAAAAAAATTTTTCATATAGAATTTATGAAAGATAAATTTCAAGAATTAGTTATCAGTGCAGGTGGTGTTAAAGGAGTTTATTTTATAGGTGCTTTAGAAAAATTAAATCAATATTATCCTTTACATAATTTCTCTTATTTTACTGGTTGTTCTGCAGGAGGTATTCTTTGTATATTATTGGTTATTGGATATACCATTCAAGAAATAAAAGATATATATTTTAAAATAAATTTTTTGGATTTTTTTGATGTCAAGATAACTAATTTATTTAATCATGGTGGATTTTCAAAAAATGATAAACTACGAAATTTATTTAAATCCGTTTTTATTACAAAAAATATTGATCCACAAATTACTTTTCAAGCATTATATATTAAAACCAATAAATATTTAACAGTTAATAGTTTAAATGTTTCAACTGGAAAAATAAAATATATGAATCATGTTGAAACACCATATATGTATGTTTTAGAAGCATTACTTATGACAATGAATATACCAATCGTATTTGGTCTTATTCCTTTTGAAGAAAATTATTATGTAGATGGTGCTGTTCTTGATCCATATCCTTATAATTATCATAAAAATACAATTAAATTTGGTATGTTGATTATTGATAATGATTTATTTAATGTATTTCATAATATTGATTTGAATAATATAGAACCCAATGTGTTTGATAATTTTTATCGAATATTTTTATTAATCTATAATCATTATTTAAAAAATGTTTATAAAAAAAAATTTAAAAATACAATTTATTTTAAAAATACTTTACATTCTAATATAATAGAAATTAATCAAAATGAAAAGAATGTTTTTTTTAGTGAAGGAGAAATGAAAATGAATATATTTTTAAAGAAAAAATATAAAAAAAATAATAAGATTTTTTTACTTAAAAAATATTTTTATTTATTAAAAAATTTATTAATTGTTCATCATTCTACCAATGAAATCTTGGAAACCTTGTAATGTACGTTCACCATCAAATTCTTTATAATCATTATTTAAACCATTTGCATAATAACGAATTGTAGGAAAACCTTGAATATTTTGAGATTTTACTAAATCAGCATTTTTTTTATCTTCAGCATCAATTAACATTAATGAAATTCCATTGGGATTTTTTTTCATAAGTTCCTCAAAATAAGGCTTGGCTTTTTTGCAATGTCCACACCAATCAGCATAGTACATGGCAAGAGTAGGGCTATTATGATTATCAAAACCTTCAAATGCTTCAAAATTGGCACTTCCTTTTAAAGTACCAACATGGGCATTTAATCCAACACCAGCGCTAAAAGAAGGGTAAATAATACGAATTATTGCCAAAACAATAATAATTATAATTAATACACATATAACATGTACAAGAGGATTAGACATCATAGAATCAACAGCATTATTTAATTTAGGCATTATATATATTAAAAAGATATTTTTTTAAAATAAATGAATTTTATTAATTTTCATAATTTTCATAATTTTCATAATTTTCATAATTTTCATAATTTTCATAATTTTCATAAAATTTCTTAATATATACTATTTCTATTTTCTATATAAAAAAATAAATATACATTATTAAATTATTGAATAATACTTACTGAAAAGCATTTTCGCAAATTTTCCATATATTTAATAAATTATAACTCTTATTTAAAGATTTGTGATTATTTTTAAGTGATATTGAAAAAGATGACCAATCACAACCTACAAAATAAAGTGAGTCTTGTGCAATAATATAATCTAATATACCATATATTTCACGTTGATTGAGTTGTGGATCTATATCTTCGAAATAAATTTCATTTAATAAATCATATTTATCAATTAAATTATATTTTTTTTTTATAATATCGTAAAATAAATTATTTTTATTTTCATAAATATTTAATGATGTACATATATATATTTTTTTAACTCCTCTTTCTACTATTTTTTCTATTTCACTTAAATATACTTGTTTATAAATATCATTAATTAATTCAAAATTATTTTTATTTAATAGACGTATCATAAATTCAATAGCATCATCTTCCATTCGAAGATGTACACAACAATAATCTTTTAATTGAAATTTTTCTTTTATTTTATTAGCAAGCATTAAAAACTGAGAATGAAATTGAATATTCAATTTAATTTCTTCATAAAGTGTTTTCATATTATCATGAATATATGTACTGATAGGATTTCTTATATTTAATACATTTACATTCGAATTTTGTTCTAAATCCAATAAAGTATATATATCTTTAATATCACTGACCATACATGTATCTTCATAATATAGTTTTTTTTCTTGTTTTATTTGTTCTTCATCTAATTTTTCTAAAATTTCAATATGAAAACCTTTTTGTTGAATAAATAATTTTATTTTTTTTATATCAATTATTTTTTGAAAATCAATTATTTGTTCTTCGTTTTTGTAATCCAATTGAAAACCATTAAAATAAATTGAACGACTATACATAATACCTAATATTATACCAAGTGATATACATGAAAGTTGATTACATAAACCACAACGAGGTTCTAATATAAAAATTTTGTTCATTAATTTATAAACAATAAATTAATATTTGATTTTATTCCATAAGAAAATTAAATAACACAATTTTCTTTTAAATATTTCTTTATTCCTTTAAATTGTCTATATGCCCAATAACTTGATCCCATATAAATAACTGCTAAATTTGGAAGTTGAACTAAACTATTGAAAAATTCAAAATCATTTTTTAAATACACTAAAAATACCTTAGGAAATTGAATTAAACGAAATAAACAAAAAAATATTAAATGAATAATCCATGATGTACATGTAATTGAATAATGATAATTAAATTCTTTTAATAAATAACCAATATTCAATAATATATTATTTGATTCTAACAAAAATAAACTATGAATCGCATATAATGCTTGATTTTTATTATGATGCATTAAATATAAATGTTGAGCTAATAAAAGAGAAGCACAGCAATGATGTATTATAAATAAATATTTTTGTTGATATAAACATCGAAATAAATCAATTAAAAAATAAGATAAACTAAAACATAATATTAATGCCATTAAATCATTGTCTTCTATTTTATTTTCTAAATTTAAATCTAAAAATTGATTGTAATTTATATTAGATTGGTCAAAACATAAAAAACTAAAAAAACTTACAAATATACAATGAGAACTTGAATATATGACTTCGTTTATTTTATCAAATTTTGCTAAAGGTAGGTCTATTTTTTTCTCTTTAAATAAATAATTCGTTAATTCATATGATTTATGAAATAATGTATTTACTATATATAAACTTCCTAAAAAGTATGTAAGTATATTGAACCTCATATTATTTAATTACAAAATTACTTTATATTTATTTCTAACTAATATTTATAAATGCAGTTAACTCTTATGGAAAATGTGACTTTAGCATTAGCTGGGGTATTCTTACTTTTTTCATATTATCGTCTTGGTACTACAACAAAAAATGTAAATGAACTATGGGGTTCTATTGATGGAAACTTAATTAGTTTATACACTATCTCTATGTTTATTTGTGCTTTTGGATTTATAGCTTTATTTATTTATTTAAATAGTAGCAACAAAGTAGGTCCTTTAAATAAACATTGTTTATATATTAGTTTAATGGGTATTGTTTTATTTTCTATATTTTGGATGCCTTTATCCATTTTCTATTTAATGAAGAAAAAATCAAAAGAAAATGGTCTTTGTTTTATTAAAATGTTAGTTTTATTTACTTTATTTTTAGTTGCATTAAGTGCTTTCTTTGTTGTTTATGAACTTCAAAAAATAAATGATAATTCGATGCTTTATAATCTTAGTTATTATGGTATGTGCTATTTCTTCTTTCATGTATTTGTTTTGGATTTAACATCATGGAGTTATAACTTTTTTTAAATTAAATTAAATAAAAAATTAGATTAAATTAGATTAAATTAGATTAAATTAGATTAAATTAGATTAAATTAGATTAAATAAATATAATATAATTATAAATGAATGTTAACGATTTTACTTCATTAAATAATAATTTATTAGATGAAAATCAACTTTTTGTAGAAAAAGTCCACATACGAACTAAAAAAAGAAATGGTAGAAAATTTACAACAAATGTTGAAGGATTGGAAAATGATTTAGATATTAAAAAAATAACAAAAGCATTAAAAAAAATATTTAAATGTAATGGGTCTGTTGAAAAAGACGAAAATGAAAATGAAATTATTCAATTATCAGGTCAGCAATCTCAAAATGTATATGAATTTTTAATTGATCAAAAAATAATCGATAAAGAAAATATTGTTATACATTAACTTTTATACATTAACTTTTATACATTAACTTTTATAAATTATTTTATATTTATTTTATATTTATTCTGCATTTCTTCTATTGATATTTAAGAATCCTTCTGCTATAACATAAAAAAAAATAATAATAATTATTATTATCAATTTTGAAAATAATATTAAATAGTAAATATAATAATTTCCTTGCTCTTCAATAGAACACGAAATATCTTCTTCTTCTATCACTTCTATCATTTCTATTTGAAGTGGTTCATTGTCCTGATGACCACCATTAATCATTAGGTAGATACCCATACATTTTTCTATCGAAAAATCAAATAATTCATTTAAACCAACATTAAAATAAGTTAATGAATCTGTTACAAAATTTGAAATTGATTTTACAATTAATACATATAAATATGAATAATTTTCAGTATTCGTTAGTATTTGAAACATATTTGGTATGAAAAATATGATATGATAAATAATAAAATTTAACCACTCATATGATACATACCAAAAATTAAAATAAGCTTGATAACCAAAAGTTGAAAAAATCCATGTATGTATATTACTAATAGCTAATATAATATATAGACAATTAGTAAATTGTCGATATTCAGATACTTTATTACGTAGTTTATGTACACGTTTTTTCCAATTATTTTCAATTTCTTCATCTTTCGATTCAATTTTTTCTTCTAATTCTTCATTTTCCTCTTTTAATTCAGTTGTTTCTTCTTTTAATGAATCTAAATCCTTTTTATGTGTATTAATTTCATTACTATAATAATTAATAATATCATTGTCCATTTCTTGAATAGATGCTAAATCCTTAACAATACCTTGAATATTTATTAAAAGCATATCCTTATTTTTAGATAATTTTTCAACATAATCATTGATTTCATCAGGTTTGAAATTGTATTTTTTAAGTATAGACTTTTTCTTTTCAATATTAAGTTTTAAATTTTCTTTTTTAACTTTTTCTTTTTCATTTAATTCACCCAATTTTAAAAGTTCATCATGTGTTGTTTTTTTTGTTTCATTTTCAAATTCTTGATTTGTCATCATTTTTTTTAATGGTAATGGAAACTCTGTTTTTTCTTCTTTAGTATCATTTTTATCAATTTCTTCTTGGTTAATAATATTTTCCGAGTGGTCAGAATCAGAAGTTGAAGACATTTTAGTTAATTTTTATTTAATAAAATTAAAATTCATTTTTTATTTTTACTTAAATTATGAATAGTGAAATATGTAATACACTAAAATTTAAAAAATATGTATTTTCATTTCGTCAACTTATTATTCAAACACCATCACCAAATAATAAATATTATGTAAAAGCAAAATTATTTTATGAAACTCATAAAAAACATTTGCACCAAAAAAATATTAAATTAAATGTATTTATTAATAAAGATTATGTGTTTGGTTTATTTTTAATAGGATATGATGGAACATTAAAGAAAACATACAAAGTACTTACTTTAAATAACATTATAAAAAATATAGAATCCATGCCAATGGGTAGTATGGAGGTTAAAAAGAACAATAAGCATTTAAGTTTATATGATAATTATCATCCAAAAAGTAGTATAAAAGGATTGGGGTTTAAAGACGAAAAAACAGCAATTTATACATTAGAAAAAATAAAAAATCAACCATTAAAATATCAATTAAGTGTTGTTGTAACAATGTTAAATCGTGCTAAGTTTCATCCACATCAAACATCTGATATGAAAAAAGCTATTTTAATGTATGAAAAATGGTTAAATAATTATCATCAACAAAAACAAAATGGTGGAAATAACCATTATCCTTTTCTAAAACATGATATTATACAATATTTTGACACATTGGCAGAATATTATAATATTTCAAAAAGAGCAAGAGGTCTTGAAAACCCAATCACAACAAATAAAGGATTTCTTCAAGTATATCTTAAAAATTCAAATCAAAATAAATTAAAAAATATTCCTGTAAAAAAAAGGAATCCAAATGGAGCAAACTGGTATCAAACACGTATTAATCGTTTAAATGCTAAATTAGGTCAAATGAAATCACAAAAAATACCCTTTTTTCATGAATCAGGAAATGTAAAAGGATTACCTACTAAAATGCATACAATATTAATTATGTGGGCATATAGTCCATATGAATCAAAAATTAAACAATTATTGAAAAAAAATAAATTATTGTTATTTAAAAACTTATAAATTTTAAATATTTTGATTTTAAATTAAAAAAATAAATATTGATCATGCAAACCACTCTTCTTCTGCTAATTCTTCTTCAAATTCTTTTTGTTCAGCATCTAACTCATCTTGAATTAGTTTATTATCAATTCTTACAGATTCATTAATTTTATCATATTCTACACAATGTTCTTTTATAAAATCATAAAAATTATATTTTAAATTAGTGATTTTGTTCAAAAATGGTAAATAATAATTATTTATATGATCCTCAAAAATAATTTGAATATCAATTATTATACTACTATATTTATATTCAAATTCATCATCTGTATTCTTAAATATTTCATATTCTATCTTATCTTCTATAATTTCTACTTTATTTTCCGCCTTTTTAACAACAAATTCTTTATTTCCTTCTTTTAATACTTCTGCCCAATTCATTTTTGTAAATAAGAATATATATACTATATTTTTGAATTATCTTTAAGTCATTTTAATAACGATTCAAACTCTTCTCTATCAAGTAAATATTCATTTTTACTTTCATTATACATCATACAGCAAAAATCATTAAATGAATCTTGATTATATTTTATTTTTATTCCATTACTACTACATATACTAATAAAATCATCATATAATATGCAGATTAAATCTTCGTAATGATGATACCATTCCCAGAATTCTATGGTTTTATCCCTTTCTATCATATTATCTTTTTCTTCAGTTTTATAAACCTCATTTATATCACTATTATAATGATCCTTATTATAATTGATTCCATCCACTGAATATTCCATTTTTTGTGTTTTTTTATTTAAACGATGATAAACCCATTGATTTGAATTCATTTGAATATATCTAATAAAGACTACTCTTTTAAGTTAATTTTTTAAATATTAAAAAAATAACAACTTAAAGAACTTAAAATTATTTTTTATTACTTATTTTGAGAGCATATTTTTGAGTAACAGCACGGTCATTATATATATGTTGTGTTGCCTTTTCTGCCATGTCTTCGTTTTTCAAAAATTCTTTTAGTTTTTCAAAAATAAGTCTTTTTGAAATGGATTCCGTTGTTTTTACTGTAGTACATGAAATTTTACTATCTTCGAATAATATATCTTTATGTGTTAGGTTATTTTCACTCATATAATTAATAACAGAATTATGAAGTTTGTCTTTTTTGGTCTTTATATATTTCATTTTTTGTTTTAATTCATCTTCTTGTTTTTCAAGTTGAATAACTTCAGATATATAACTTTTTAATTCTACTTTAGAACTCATTATATAATTTACATATTTCTTTTTTATATGTTTTAAATTTATTATTTAAAAAATTATATTATAATGTAAAAGAGATAGTGTGTGTTCACTACTTAATAAGAAATTTGTAATCTTCAATGAAGTCTTTAATTTTCTTATAGTCACCGTCACGAATACTAATACTAGAACAATGACGATTTTGTTTGTTTATTTTTTCAAATTCATCAATAATGTTTATGAGTTTTGCTCTAAATTCTGTAATAAATAATGGAAAGTTTCCCAATATAAAATTCCAATTTCTATTAGTACTTTCTTCCACTTCTTCTACACGTAAAAAAAGATTATTTACTTCTTTTTTATCGTGATGATATTGATCACTTTCATTATCAGCATCATAATTAGGTTCCGAATCATCAGATTCCGAATCATCAGATTCCGAATCATCAGATTCCGACCAAAACAAAACCGAATCATCAAAATCCTGCCAAAACAAAACCGAATCATCAGGAACAAATTCTAAAAACGAATCATCAGGAACAAATTCTAAAAACGAATCATCAGGAACAAATTCTAAAAACGAATCATCATCAAAGATTAGAGGGGTACTTGCTGCTTCATTTTGAACAGCACTAACATCATTTAAACCGTATAGTTCACTCAGTTCTGAAAGAGAATAAGATACTACTTCTGTATCCATCCTCAATCTCTTATCCTCTCCAGCTTTTTCTGCATCAGAATCGACTTGTTCACAACCCGGAGTGTCTATGGAGTTTGGTTGAGATACCAAACCTTCGCATCGTAGTCGTTTTTGACTATTAGTTAATGTAGATTCTACTTCGATATTCATTGCCAGAGAGTTAGAATATAATAATTATATAATTTAGCTGTCGATTTTTTTTTTATTATCATTTTGTTATAAATATTATACATGAGTAATTATTATTTTATTCATAGTAATATTCTTGTTCAAGTTTAAGTTGTTCATCCTTCCATTTAGGTAAATAATGAACAAAAAAACTATAAAGATTTATGGGTAGCATGCATACTTTATTTTTAGATATATTAAAATAAGCTACAAATTGATGGTTATGATTATATCCAATAGGTATCAATTTTGATACATCAATTCTATTTTGATTATTATTGGGTAATCGACAATCAATGAATATTTCTTCAAACACTTTTCTTTCAAGATTCCTTTCAAATTCATTTAACTTTTTGTTCATTATATCAATAAATATCATAGCATTTTCTTCAAATTTTGGAATAGCATCAATAAGATGACGCATATTAACAACACTATAGCTATTTTTAGATGTCAATGATTCTTTGAAATAATTAGCACGCATATTATTTATCATATGTTTAACTCGATTTTTATCTTCATCTTCTAATGAAGAATTTATCTTTATTAAATTTGATTCTGTTAAAAAATCATAGGTTAATTCAGTTTCTTGTATCTCATTACGATTATTACACTGTATATTATCAATAGAAACCCTTAATTTATTATGATCTTTTATTTTCTTATATTCTTTATCAGTTTTAGATAATTTTTTAATAGAATTGATTTTAGCACATGTCATTTTCTCTTATTCATAGTTAATTTAAAAAAAAAAAAATCAATTTTTATTTTGTATTATAAAAAAAAAATAAATATACACTATTGTATATATGAATATTTTGAAGTTTAAGGACTGTTCTTATAAAAACAAAGATCTCGTGGGCGGAAAATGTAGTTCTTTAGGAGAGTTGTATCATCTATCTCAGCAATTAAATTTTAATATTGCAGATGGATTTGCTGTGACTACTTATTTATATGACACATTTGTTGAACAAAATAATTTAAGTGATTTTATTGAAAATACACTCAACTCAATTGATTATTCTAATATAAAAGACATAGAAGATAAATCATCTCAACTTATTACAAAATTAGTTGATTCTCAACTTAATGATTCTCAAATAGAAGAAATTCAAGATCATTATGAACAATTGTGTACAATATATAATAACTCAAAATTAGAAGTAGCTATTCGTAGTAGTGCTTTAGCGGAAGATTTACCAAACGCATCTTTTGCTGGACAACAAGATACTTATTTAAATGTAAGAGGTATAGACGACGTTATTTTAAATATTAAGAAATGTTTTGCGTCACTCTTTAATGTACGTGCATTATCATATCGTAATAGTCATGAAATCCAATTAAAGGATGTAAAAATTAGTGTTGCAGTACAAAAAATGGTTCGTTCAGATATTGCTAGTGCAGGTGTTGCGTTTTCATTGGACCCTGAAAGTGGTTATGACAAAGCAATTGTCATTAATTCTTCTTTTGGTTTAGGAGAACTTGTCGTAAGCGGTGGTGTAAAACCCGATGAAATTATATGTAATAAATCTACCTTAAAAATGGTAGATGCAGATCCAATTATTATGAAAAAAATGGGTAATAAAAATAATAAAATTATTTATGCTCAAGAAGGTGGAACAATTGAAATTGAAACAAATCTTATAGAAAAAATTAATTTCTCTATTACAAATAATCAAGCTATTACTTTAGCACGTTATGTACTTTTTTTAGAAGAAAAATATAGTGAAATGTTTGAAAAAAAAATGGGTATAGATGTTGAATGGGCAATTGATGGTACTGACCAAAAAATATATATCTTACAAACACGCCCTGAAACAATACACTCAAATGCAGATGAACAATTCGTTATTAAAAAATATATATTAGATGAAAAAAGTACTGAACTTATTACTGGTGTTGCTGTAGGGGAAAAAATTAGTTCTGGAAAAATTAAAATACTACAAAGTTTAGACCAATATGAACAATTCGATAAAGGAGATATTTTGGTAACCGATATGACTACACCAGACTGGGAACCACTCATGAAAATATCTTCCGGGATTATTACAAATAAAGGAGGTCGTACATGCCACGCAGCTATTGTAGCACGTGAAATGGGTCTCAATGCTGTTGTTGGTACTAATAATTGTACTGAATTACTTAAGAATGTTGAGAAATGTACAATTTATTGCGCGGGTAGTGAACAAGGAATTGTATATGATGGACTTTTAAATTTTCATATTGATAAAATTGAAATGAACAATAAAGAACTACCTGTTAAATTAATGATGAATGTTGGAAACCCTGAAACAAGCTTTTCAAGCTCATTGATGCCAAATAAAGGCGTTGGATTAGCACGTCTTGAATTTATTATTAATAATTATATTAAAATACACCCAATGGCATTAATTGATTATCCTAATGTAAAAGATGAACTTAAAGAAAAAATATATTCCATTTTAGGTAATCATGATAATGGTAAATGGTATTTTATTAAACGTTTAGCACGTGGTATTTCAAAAATAGCAAGTGCTTTTGATCCACATGATGTTATTGTACGATTTAGTGATTTTAAATCAAATGAATATAAAAATCTGTTAGGTGGAGATGTTTATGAACCAAGTGAAGAAAACCCCATGTTGGGTTGGCGCGGAGCATCTCGTTATTACTCCCCTGAATATGAAAAAGCATTTGAACTTGAATGTGAAGCTATTAAATATGTGCGTAATATAATGAAAATGACAAATGTGGTTGTTATGATACCTTTTTGTAGAACACCTGATGAATGTAAAAAAGTAATTGAAACGATGGCTAAATATGGACTTATACGTGGAGAAAATGGTCTTAGAGTATATTTAATGTGTGAAATTCCATCAAATGTGATTGAAGCTGAAGAATTTAGCCCTTATGTGGATGGTGTATCGATTGGTGGTAATGATTTACTTCAATTAACGTTAGGAGTTGATAGAGACAGTGAAAAAATAACTCATTTATCAAATCATCAAAATTTAAGTTATCGTCGATTGATTAGTCAAGCTATTCAAACTTATAAAAAAAATAATATAAAAGTAGGATTTTGTGGACAACAACCATCTGATTCAATTGAATTTTGTAAATTTTTAATAAATGAAGGCATTGATAGTATTTCAGTTACAGCCGATAGTGTATTATCTACCATTAATAATTTATCTTGATAAACTCTTTTTGTAATTAATTTGTAGTAATATAAATTCAGCAAAATCATTGTAGTTATAAACACGTTGATTATATTGAATATAATTATATTTTAATTGATTTAATACATATTCAAATTGATTATGATATGTATTATCATATTTATAAATAAGAGTTTGAATATGATTGGGCAATTGATACATATAAATAATAATTTAAAATTCTCTTTAAATTAAAAAATATTTTGTTTAAAATTTTAGAAAAATGATTTTTATTAAATTGTAAAATTAATATCTATGAATTTAACAATAGATACACGAGTTATTAACGAAGTGTTATTAGAAAATGATGAATTATTTAAATCTTTTTTAACAAATTACTATGATTTTGAAGATAAAGTGTTAAATGAAAAATATAGACTTACACAAACTGTGCTTCAAATCTATGAAGATTTGGAAAAAAAAAATATATATGAGTTTAATGAACAAGAATATACAAAAAACTTTAAAAAAAGAAAAATATTAAAAAAACAAAGCTACTCTTATTATAATTTTTATTTACAAGAAAGAGTATTGAAAAAATTAAAACTTAATAACAATTATAACTTAAAACCTGTTTCAATCAATAAAGTTAAAATAAAAAAAATCAATAAAAATTGTGTCACTAAAAATTATACTTTCTATCATGATAATAAAGATAATTATGCTTATTTTATGATTTTAAATGAAATAATAATTCATTATTATGCCTATTTATTAATGCAAGATTATAAATCAATTGATAAATTTCGATTCAAAGTACCAAAGTTATATAAAATTGAAAAAAAACGTACAAAAAGTGGTAATATTAAAATAAGTTTGTATATGGAATATATGTATCATTTAGATAAGACAAAAATAAATAATATATTTGGTTATCAAGAAAAAATACATAATATTTTGAATTATTTAGAAAGAAATTTTCTATTTCATAACGACACACATAATGATAATATATTATTTCAGAAAAATAATATCGTAATTATTGATTTTGGACAGGCTTCAATGTTTGAAAAAAATAATTTAAGTGATTACTCATTTAAATATGAAACTAAAAATAAATGCGTTTTCGATAATTGGTTGAATAAAAAAAAAACAATATTTTATTAGTATATTTTTTTTATTTTTTATATCTTTTTAAATATAAAATATGCTTTATATTGTTCGACACGGACAATCAATATGGAATGCGGAAAACCGTTTTACAGGATGGAAAGATATTGAGTTAAATGAAAAAGGCATAGAAGAAGCTAAAAAAGTAGGTAAACTTATAAAAAAACACAATATTCAAATAGACAACATTTATACAAGTGATCTTATTCGAACTAAACAAACAGCGCATTATATTCAAGAAAAATTAGTTCAAGAAACATTAACTTGCAATAACTCTCAATTATTAAATGAACGCAACTATGGAGATTTTAGTGGGTTAAATAAAAATGAAGTTAAAATTGAAAAAGGAGCTGATTTTCTTCATAAATTACGTCGTTCTTATGATTTTAGACCTATTAATGGAGAAAGTTTAGATGATGTAGTAAAACGTGTAAAAGAATTCGTAGATTTATATTTAGAAAATAAAAATCATGAAAATACTCTTTTAGTAGCTCATGGTAATAGTCTTCGCGCTTTATTTGTAGTATTGGGATTTAAAAATCAAGATAATATTGAACATTTTGAAATACCTACTGGACAACTTATAAAAATTGATATTATTCAAAAAAAATATAGTTATATTAACCCTTATCAATTTAATGGACGTCAAATTTTAGATAGCCGTGGAAACCCAACAATAGAAGTTGTTTGTAAAAATATAGACGGAGAAATAGTAGGACGTGGATCAAGCCCAAGTGGAGCTTCGTGTGGTTCAAAAGAAGCATATGAATTACGTGATGATGATAAAACTATTTTTAAAGGAAAATCAGTCTTGAAAGCTTTGGAAAAAGTAAAAGTCATCAATGAACAAATTCAAATAAAGGATGAGCTACTTAACCTAAATGAATTAGATAAACAACTTATTAAAATAGACAATAGTACTAATAAACATTGTATTGGTGGAAATACAACAACTGCCTTTTCATTTTGTTTATTAGATTTAATAACGAATGTTGAAAAAAGAGAAAAATATGAATATATTCAACAATTGGTCAAAAATAAAAAACCTTTATTTATACCCACACCTTTGGCAAATGTGCTTAATGGAGGAAAACATGGGTCAGGTGGTCTTCAAATACAAGAGTTTATGATTTTTGTAAATGAAAGTTATCATATTGACAAACAAGTTCAAATATTATATAATGTATTTGTTGAATTAAAAAAATGTTTATTGTCTTCTTATGGTAAACAATCTACGAATTTTGGAGATGAGGGTGGTTATGTACCATGTGGTATTAAAACAAATTATGAAGCACTGAATGTGCTTTTACAAGCTATTACTCAAGCAGGATTTACACCAAATAAAGATGTTTTTTGTGCGTTGGATTGTGCGGCAAGTGAATTTTATAATAAAGAAACAAAATTATATCAAATTGAAGAAAAATTAAATATATCTGGTTCAGAGTTAATTGAATATTATCAAGTAATGGTGAGTCTATACCCTTTTATTAAATCAATTGAAGACCCATTTGATGAAGATGATTATGAATGTTGGGCAAAATTCAATGAATTAGTTGGTGAAAAAATAAATATTGTAGGAGATGATTTATTTTGCTCGAATATTAAATTCGTAAATGAAGGATTAGAAAAGAAATGGGCAAATAGTTTGTTATTAAAAGTCAATCAAATTGGTACTGTTAGTGAGGCAATTGAAAGTGCGCAGGCTATGTTAAAAGATAATAAGAAAGTAATTGTAAGTCATCGTTCTGGTGAGACAAATCATGCGTTTATTATTGACTTAGCTGTAGGATTAGGTGCTCAATATGTTAAAATAGGGGGATTATGTCGGGGAGAACGTATTGAAAAATATAATCGTTTATTAGAAATACATGATTATCTAACATAAAATAAAATGATTAGGTTAATACTTAAATAATTTTTATTTTTATTTTTTTTCTTTTATTTTTATAATTTATAAAAAAACATGTATTTTTATAATGAAACCTTATTTTTTAGATAGTATATTAAATATTATATTCTTTACTAACTTGAAAAAAAAATTTCAGATTTTTTTTCAGATAAAACTGGCACACTGCAAGGGGATTTTCAGATTTCAGGGCAAAATAATACACGGGATTTTTTAAATATTGGAAAATTAGGTATTTTTTTGTTAAAAAAGGTGCTAAAAAAAATAAATATATATTTTATATAAAAATAAGATACGTTAATGGGTTTTTTATTTTTAAAAAAACACACATTACACGCAATCAGTGTCACTGGTAAATTTTGGGCAAAAACTGGCGTGCAGGAATCCCGTGTAATATTTTAGTATATGCAGTTCCGTGTAAGATTTCGCAAAAAAAACAATACACGGGAATGTGCACTTTGCAACCAATAATGGTTTCGGATAAAACTGGCACACTGCAAGGGGTTTTTCGTTTTTAAAAAACACACATTACACGCAATCAGTGTCATTGGTAAATGTTTGCAAAAAACTGGCGTACAGGAATCCCGTGTAATATTTTAGTATATGCAGTTCCGTGTAAGATTTCGCAAAAAAAACAATACACGGGAATGTGCACTTTGCAACCAATAATGGTTTCAGATAAAACTGGCACACTGCAAGGGGTTTTTCGTTTTTAAAAAACACACATTACACGCAATCAGTGTCATTGGTAAATGTTTGCAAAAAACTGGCGTACAGGAATCCCGTGTAATATTTTAAAAACTGGCGTACACGATTTTTTTTTTCAATTTTAGAACACATGAATTTTTTACCCAAAATTCGTTTTGTGGCATCTTTGCAGACAGGAAAAATAACCACCAAGGATTCAAAAAAGTTTTGTGGCATCTTTGAGACAAGCGTTTTTGTTTAAAGTTATAATTATTTATATTTATTTTCATTTTATGATTAAAATTCCTCAATTTGCATTGCAAGATGCCACGAAAGATGCCACAAATGAAAGTCAAAAAAAAACTTTTTTTGCACTATTGTCTCCCAGAAAATTTACTTTTTTTTGAGGCGAAAAATATTTTTGTGCAACATTTGTTTTTTTCACGTTTTTTTTTTGTGGCAAATTCTGTGGCATCTTGCAATGCAAATTGAGGAATTTATTCATAGAGGTAAAATAATAATAATAAAATATATACTATTACTTGTTTAAATATGGTGGCAAAGATGCCACAAAACTTTTTTGGGGTTCTTGGTGAAGATATTTTTTTTGTGGCATCTTTGCAAAATTTGTAGTTTATATGAAATGTTAACTTTTTGTTGAAAATCTAAAATCTAATTTTAATAATTATAATAAGAATATATGTATTTCAATACTTATTAGTGGCATTTGTGGCATTAGTGGCATTTGTGGCATTCGTGGCATTTGTGGCATTCGTGGCAAGTTATGTGGCAACTTTATAAAAATATACTTAAAAAAAATATATGAATAAAAATTATGAGTAACCCATATATGTGTTATCGATGTTTATTTAAAACATCAAAAAGATATAATATTATCAAACATTATAATAGAAAAAGAAGATGTGTGCGTAGTACTTCCTGTAGTTATAGTGATGAAGAAATAAAATTATTAAATGATAAACAATTAGAAGAAAAATTTAAGCATAAAATAAATAATGAAGAAATGGATGAATTATTACAACAAATTCATTTAAATAATGAAAAAAAAGAAACACCTGAAATAGCGAATAATGTATTTAATCAAACAACAAATAATACCACGAATAATAATACCACGAATAATAATACAATGAATATTACAAATAATATAATGAATATCAATATAAATATATCGAATAACCTCATACCATTTAATGAAGATTGGGACTTGTCTTCAATAAGTGAAAAGGATAAAATATATCTTATTTTTTCAAAAGTTATGTATACAAAGTTATTGGAACTTATACTTAAAAATGATATTAATTCAAATGTTATTATTGATAATGATTCTGAACAAGGATTGGTTTTCTATAAATATAATCAAGAAAATAAATATGAACATATCAAATTAGACCAATTAGTTAATGATTCAGTGTCTAAACTTCATAAACAACTTATTGAAATTTACAAATCAATCATGGATGATTTAAGCGACGATATCAAAAGTAATATTATTAAACCTACTTTTTTAAATGAATTTTTAAAAGCAGTAGAGGAAAAATATGATAATTTTAAAAATAAAAGTAATATTAAAAAAAATGTAAAAGAAATGATTATTGAAATATATAAAAATAATCAAGACAAAGCACTCATGATTATGAAAGAAAAAGGAGAAAAAAAACATTTAATTAATTTTTAATTTGTTTCTTTAATATATGAATATAATAAAAACAGAAAAAGGTTATTATTATAAAATTTATAAAAATAATAAAAAAAAACGTATTTCAAAATTAGAATATGAAAAATTTGTAAAGAATGGTGGAAGTCCTAATCCTGGTTTAACTATTATACCATCTCCTCTTAAACGAAAACGTTCAGAATCTACTAATACAATTACAAATAATAATAATTTTAATTTAAATAAAATGAAACAATATAATAATAATGTTCGTTTAACAAAAATAGAATCTGATGTTATAAAAGAATTAAAAGAATTAAATAATAATCAATATCAATATTTGAAAATAAAAAATAATAAACCTTTAAAAAATACATATAAAAGAAATAAAATAGATACTTCTATTGTGAATAATAATAATAAAATTATAAAATATTTAAAGTGTTATAAAGGACATGATGATTTTATAAAAAAAATATTAAAAGAAATTATCATGCATAAATTTGCAATTGAATTAACAAATGAATATAATGAAAAGAATCTTGATTTTAAATTTAAGGTACCTATAATATATAATATTTATTTTAGCATTGATCCAACTGATTATATAACAATTTATATTGAAATGGAAAAATTAAATGAAATAAAATGGAATACAATAAAATTAAATGATAAAGAGATTATTAACAGTTATGATAATATCATAAAATATTTAGAATTCTTAAGATCAAATGGTTTATTTCATAACGATACACATCCTGGTAATTTATTTTTTATTAATGATGGTGATGATGGTTGTAAGATGGGTTTAATTGATTTTGGACAATCAAATACTAAATCATTAAATTCAAGTTTTTTAGGTATTAAGATTAAAAATAATAAAAATAATCATAATATTAAAATTAAAAAATTAAAATCATGGTGTAATAAATCAAGTAATAATTGGTCAGAAAGTTATTAACTAAAAATAATCATACCCAACCAAACTTCCATTTGATATATAATCAATAGACGCACCACCTCCTGTACTGACATAATAAAAATTATGTTCAAATTTATTCACAAAACATGCTGTGTCCCCGCCACCAATTACAATTTTTTTACCTGATTTTTTTAATAATTCTATCAATGTTTGTGTACCATATTTATACAAATCATGTTCTACAACGCCTAATGTACCATTCCAAAAAATAATATCATAATGTTGAATAATAGCATTGAGTTCAATAATAGACTGCATGCCAATATCAAAAAAGTTTTTATTTTCTGGTAAGTCTCTTGAATGGTAATAAGTACATTTATTATTTAAATCTTCCGATGATAAACCATCATTCATTTCATATATTTTTGCTTTATTATCTTGAATAGAATCTATATAAGTTCTATATTCTTTATTTTTTAAAATAGAATTTATATTTCCTCCCGAAATATAAATTCCATCTATTTTTTTTGATAATTGTTCCAATAATGCTAATTTATCGTCCATTTTACCGCCGCCAATAATAGCTAATATTTTTTCATGATTTACATTTTTTTGAATCAAATCTAAACATTGTATTTCTTTATGAATCAAATATCCAATTACTCTTTGGCTACCTTTAAATCCACAAATAGACATATGTTTTCGATGAAGACAACCAAAAGCATCATTAACAAAAATATTTCCCATTTGATTAAATAGTTGAACAACATTATTATCTTCTAAATCTTTTTTTGAAAATTGTATTTCTTCTTGATGAAAACGAATATTCTCACATAAATAAATAATGTGTTTATTTTTTTGTAATAATTCCAATGAATTTTCATGAATACCATCTTTTAAGAAACAAATAGATTCTTTAAAATAAGATTGAATTTGAGTTAAAAAATGTTTTAAACTAAGCTTTTCTTCATAACCATTGCCTTGTGGACGAGCTAAATGAGTAATTAATACAACATAACTTGGTTTTTGATCCAAAATATATTGTATTGTTTTTAAAGAAGAAGTAATACGAAAATTATCATTCATTGTAAAATTTTCTTTATTATAAGGTATATTCCAATCTACACGTATTATTACTTTTTTATCTTTAAATTTATAATTTTCTATAAAACAAGGATGATTATAATTATTTTTTTGAATATTATGTTGTACAATATGTTCTGTTAATTTTACTACTTGTGCGCTATATGACCATTCATTATCATACCATATCATAAGTTTAAATTCATTAACATCTAACTGCATAGAAGCATGTGCATCAATAATAGAAGGAACTTTAGTAGTATTAAAATCACTACTTACTAAATCTCTTTTATTTACTTTTATATATCCTGATTTTTCCATATTTTTCAATAATTCTTCTAAATTTGTATTTTCATTTAGCGTCACATTTAAATCAACAATACTGACATTACTAACAGGTACTCGTAATGAAGTACCTTTTACTTTACCATCCAATGAAGGAAGTAGAACTTTAATTGATTTAGACGCACCTGTACTATGAGGAATGATATTATTAATTATTGAACGAGATGTTCGATTATTAAAATGATTTGTATCAATTGTATTTTGAGATGCAGTAGTAGCATGAATAGTAGTAAAGTTTGCTTTTTGAATACCATAATTTTTCTCTAAAAACCCTAATACTGGACAAATACAATTTGTTGTACATGATGCATTACTAATTATCTTTTCACCATTATATTTTTCATGATTTACATTAACCACAAATTGGGGACTATTATCTTTAGGAGGTGCACACATAATAACATAATCTACATTATGCGTAGAACATTTATCTTGTGTTAAATAAGCACCTGTACTATCAATCACATAATGAATATCATATGATTTCCAATTAAGTAATGATGCATCACGATTATTAAGTAAATAAATCACTTGACCATTAATTGAAAAAGTACTTTCATTAATAATTTCTATAGACCAATTTTTAGAATATTGATGTGTAGAATCATTTTCTAAATATGATGCTATATTTTCTAATTTAAAGTTAGGCGCATTAATTGCTTTTAATTTTAACGTTTTATGCCCTAAAAGTTGAATAAATACAGATTTTCCAATACGTCCGAAACCATTAATGCCAACAAATGTCATATATAATTATTTATATAAAAATTATAATGAATAAAAACAAAAAAAATTGAAATTTTTTAATTAAAAAAATAAAATCATTTTTAAGATGAATCAAAAAATATGCTGCAGTGAAGAAAATCTAAATAATTTACATAAATCAACTGGTTGGATACCTTGTCGAGAACAAACACATCCAATTGATGAAATATTAAATGTAAAAGAAAAAATGAATGCTCAAAATAAAAAATTATATTATTCAAAAGAAGATGAAATACTAATAAATTATTTTGGGTATGAGTCAATTCTACTTATTAGTAAGGATCAATTTAAACTAAAATCATCTGTTTCATTAAATGTAGAAAAAAAAATTATTTGTATTCCAAATGAATATCCTTATCAAGTACCATATGGTACATTTCATTATGTATTATGGTATTCATATTTAGATATAGATAAATCTAAAATAAATGAAGATATATTTCAATGTTTAAAAGAAATAAATGAAGAAAAAAAATTTGAGTTTGTTTGGTATGAAAACCCATCTATGAGTGTTCCTGAAGTATATCATGTTCAAGTATTTTGGCATTATTTAGAATAAATAATAATTTATATAATTTCTGTCATATCTACATGAGCTAATAACATGCGTCTACAACAATATCTATGAACACATAATTCATCTAATATTTTACCTTCAATTGTTTTATCTTTCATTTTATCTATATTTATAAAACGTTCTTTTTTATTTTCTACTACATTGTCTTTTAAATAGTGTTCTTGAATTTTTTGTTGATAAACTTCCCATTTATTAGCAATTACTTTATTGCAACTAAAACAACGAATTGGAATAATCATACTTAATATATAAAGATACTTTATTTTTAAGTATTTTAAAAGTTCATTTTTTTATAATTTTTAAAAATAATAAGAAATTTTTTATAGTGTTTAAGAGCGTTTAAATATTTATAAATAAATATAAATTATAATTATAAATGGATACTAAAGCAACTCTATATACTAAAACAAAACTCAATGAACTTGCTGCTCAACACAATCGCCTTACTACATTATGTGCTTTTTTATTGAATGAAGTAAGTGGTATTAAGAAAGAATTACATTCAATTAAATCAGGAAGTTCAGGTATTCCATCTGCACCCCATGGAGGTACATCTCAATCTAATTCTATTCAACATAATCGTATGTCTAATTTTTCAGAACTTAAAGCCGAAGAAATTTTAAAACAATTATCAATTAATAATCTTGATAATTAAAATTTATAACTTATTTGAAGTATATGCTAAATAATAATTGATATATTATCATTATATTTACACCTTTGCACATTTAAAACGCCGATTTTATAATAAATAAAACTACTTAAAAAGATATTAATATATATTATTAACAATGAATAGTAAGAAGTCTATAAAGATTTGTTCATAAGGGTTTGAATTATTACGATGTCAATCGGTTAAGCTATATGCAAAATAATTCTTTTTATAACCTATTAAAACTTCATTTCCATTACACGATGGAATATAACCAAATTTTTATACCTCGGCATTTTAAATGTGCAAAGGTGTAAAAAGACCTCATATATATTAGTATTAAACCTACTAATAAAGCTAATATATATGATTCTTTATTTTTTACAAAAGAACAATTTTTATAATGTTTTTTTATACTATTTTACATATTTCTATTTTACAACTTAATATGTGTAAATAAATATATTTATCTTAATTAAATATGTTTTTTTTATATTCGACATTTTGTTCTTATAAAAAAATATTAAAAAACATATCATCTGATATAAAAATACCATTTATTGATAATAAATTAAAGTTTTTAGGTGCTTCAACAGCAGATATAATAATGACATTTATTATATCCTATTTTATTTCAATAGTTATGAATTTAAATTTTTATTATGTATTTTTAGTTTTATTTGTTTTTGGTTTAATTCTTCAAGTATATTTATGTAGAAGAGATATAATAAATTTTGGTGATAAACAAATCAAAAAAATATTTCCAAATATAAAATTTTCAATGAACGATGTAAAAATAATTTAAATATATGTTTTTAATCTATATTTAATAAAATAAATCATGTTATTTATTGATAATTATAGATTTAATGAAGATGGGAATGATATATTATTAACGAATTTATATGATGTATATCCTTCTAAAATAAAAGAATAAAAGAATAAAAAATATAATTATACATTAGATGTCTGATTTAACAACACAAAAAACAAATATATTAGTAGAAAGAAAAGTAAAAAAAGATAATGGTAATAATGGTAATAATGGCAATAATGGCAATAATGGCAATAATGGCAATAATATTGGTAAATCATTTAAATCATTTAAATCAATATTGGCAGATTTTAATGTAATGCCTTATGTCATTGGTTTTGTAATTGCGTTGTCATTTCAAAATTTATTAAGTGAATTTTCAAAAACGATCATACAAAAAATATTTAAAATAAAAAATCCTTTATTAGATGCTACTTTTGAATTTATATTAATATTAATTTTAATTTATGTTTTTATTCATCAAATTTATTATAAATATTTGTTTAGTGAAGATATATCTAAAGAAAAAATTGTAAAAAAAGCAATAAATGAAACAAAGATTGATGAAGCAAAGAAAGAAATCGAAAAAGATTATGAAACAAAGAAAAGTATTGAAAAAGATTTTGAATTCGATAAAAATAAAAGTATTGAAGAATATTTTATGAATTTATATTAATAAATATGTGGTTCTATGACTCTATGACTCTATGACTCTATGATATCAAATGCGCATTTTCGAAATTGATTCAATATTAATTTTTAATATTTTTCATTTATTATTTTTTTTAGTGTTTGACTACTAATATTTATATTTTTCTTCTTTAACTCCAATAAAGCTACTTTCATTTGATTTTGATGGTCCTTTAATTCATCCACAAGTTCTTTTATCATTTTTATTTGTGTTTCATTGTATTTTTTTTTGCTTTTTTTAATATCATATTGAATTATTTCATAATCTAATATTTTTCCTTGGGTACTTTCTTTATATCCATGTATTTTTAACAAACCATGATGAACTTCATGATGATGTTGTTTACATAAAACAACTAAATTTGATAATTTATTTTTAAATCTGTTATTTTCATCAAAATCATGTTGCTCTACAATATGATGGGTATCTAATCCTTCTTCTACTTTTCCACAAATCGAACATTTTTCAACATATAGTTTTGAATTATAATTTGATGTTTTGTTTTCAAGAATTTCTCCACTATTACAAAGTAATTTATTTCGAATTTTTTTGGCATCTTTAATAAAATCATCATCGTCAATAACATAATTGGCTATTTCTATTCCATATAAATTAGATCCACAACCATCCATCAGTTTTCGACCATAAATTAATTTTTCATCTTGATATTCAATACTTAAATGTTTAAAATGAATACAATCCAATTGTTTAATTTCATCTAATTCAACTAATTTATGAAAATGAGTAGCCATAATAAAATGAACATTATTTTTACAAAAACGTAATATTGACGCACTTACAATTGCTAACGCTGATGTTTCTTCCGTTCCTTTACAAATCTCATCCCCCAATACAATGGATTGACTATCACTGTATTTTAGAATTGACCGTAATTCATCCATTTCTACTACAAAAGAAGACATTCCCTTAAAAATATTATCGTCTCCATTAATGCGTGTAAATATTTTTGAATACGGATAATAAGTAAATGAACTACAAGGTACATAAAATCCCATTTGTGCTAAAATAATATTACAACCTACTGCCTTACTTAAACTACTTTTACCAACACCATTTATACCATAAAGTAAGAAACCATTGTTTTTATCATGATCCATTTGAATATCATTGGGTACGTAATCATAATTTTCATGAATCATTTCAATAATAGGATGACGCATTTCAGAAGCTTCAAAATAACTTTTTTTATCATATTTATCATCAATAATTGGTTTTTTATAATGATGGGTCAATGCTACTTTTGCTCCGCATTTAATAAAATCCAATTGAATAATAAATTGACTTAAACATTGAAATAAATCTTGATGTTTTTCAAATATAGATGATTGAAACTCTAAATATTTCTTTTTAGTTAATTCTTTAATTTTATCTTCTTGTTTAACTAATAAAATACTAAGTTTTGTTAATTTTTCGCTTGAAATTTTAACATTTGTTGTTGTATATCTTTTAATTTCATATTCATTATTATTTTGTTTTTTAAATTCTTTGACTAATAATTCTGATCTTTTCTTGGTAGTATATATAAAATATCCATCACGATCATTATGTTCCATTTTGACAAAATCACTATTTATTTCAATCATATTTGATAATTCTTTCATAGTATCATTAAAATAACCATAAACATTATCTATTTTTTCTTGTATTTCATCTAATTCCTGATAAACACCTTTCTTAAAAAAAGAACTTTGAATATTTTGTAAATTGTATTTTCCCATTGCTTTTAAATCTAACATTTCTTCAAAACTCATAATATAATTTTCAAAATCACAAATATAGTCATGATTAAAATAATAATCTTCTAAATTAATAATATTTATAAATATATTAATTAATTTTTGTATATTATTATAAGTATAACTTAAATTTAGGAACTCAAATGGGTGGAGTTGTCCTAAACTAATTTTACGATGAATTCTTTCAATATCTATAATTTCATCCAATAATTTTTCACTCTTTTCTATTCCTTTGATATTTATAAATTCTTCTATCAATTGATATCTTTTTTCAATAAGATTTCTATTGGTTGATGGGTTATGAATACAATATTTTAAAAATCGTTTTCCTAATGACGTAGATGTTTTATCAATTACATGAAACAAAGATTTATATTTATGATTTTCTTGATTATTTAAACTTACAATATTCAGTTGATATAATGCGTTATGATATAAAATTAAATGGTCATCATAATTCCAAAATTGAGGTTTGTCTATTTTTTGAATACAATTTTCATTATGTTCAAACGCAAATTCAAGTAAAATAATATAACTAATCGTACTTAATCTTTTTTTTTCTAAATCTAAATATTCCAATGGTTGAAGTAAAGTTTCATGATTAAATATTTTAGATAAAAATGTATTTTGATAATGAATATTTTCAAATTGAGTCTCAATGTTTTTATAATGAACAAGACGATTTTCTAAATTAATTTTTTTACTTAATTCTCTTATCATATCTTGTGACGAATCTTCAAATTTTTTTGAATAGTTAATAATAATTTCTTTTGGATTAAATGTTTCCAAAAAACGATAAATTTCTTCAAAATAAGCATTTTTATCATAATAATTCATTTTTGCTTCATATAAATAATTTTTACCTGTCGATAAATCAATACTTGCTAAACCAAAAACATAAATATCTTTATTTGTTTTAAAACATAATTCGTGATTTAAATACAAAGAAACTATATTATTGGGATTATAATTAACGATTTCGTCTAAATAAGTACCAGGACTAAAAATTTGAGTAATTTCTCTTTTAGGATTGGGTGGTGGTGTCACTTGTTCAATCAAAACAATGGTATAATTGTGACTAATTAAAATTTGAATAAACCGTTTTAATGAATGAGTAGGAAAACCAGCCATTAAACAATTATTTTTTGAATTTTCTAAAATAGCTTTATTACGACGTGTTAATTGAATATTAAGTAATTCTGCAATAACTTTAGTGTCACCAATTTTTTCTTTATCATTGTCAACACCATAAAATTCAAAAAAAGAACCTACTTGCATGAGTACAAGAGTGTGTTCACCATATTTTTTTTCAAATTCTATTTGTTGGTTTAAATAGTCATGTATTAACATTTTTACCTTTTTACCTTTTTACCTTTTACCTTTTTTTTATTAAGTATCTATCTTAAAATATACTTTATTGTTTAAGTGGATATTTATTTTTTTTAAATAATAAATTCAAAAAAAAATAATAACATAGATTATGATAGACCTATTTAATTTGTTTATGGGTACTTATTATGAAGAAAATAAATCTAATATATGGAGTTTAATCATTGTAAGTTTATTATTTATCATATCAGAGTCAATATTAGCACCTTATTTTATCAGTAATATACTTAATAATCTAAAAAACGTTCAATATTATTTATTATATGCTTTTATTTTATATATAATAATATTTGTTTTATTTTATTTCAAAAAAAAGTATGAGAAGGATATTTTTTCTGATTTGATTACTAAACCACGAGAACGTTTATATTCAGGTATTATTGATAAATATAGTGAAAACTACAAGTCATTAAAAATGGGAAGTACAACTTCAAAAATAAATAATATAACAAATGAATTTAGAAATCTCTACCAATTTTTAATTATTGATATATTTCCAAATATTGTAGTGTTATTTCTAATAGCAATTGTATTATGTTATCTAAACATGAATATTGGTTTATTATTATTTTTATGTTGTATTTTATTTATTATTTTAATTTTAAAATATAAAAATTCAATATATAAAATAAAACATCAAGGAGAAAATTATTATTATAAAATAAACAATAATTTAGTTGATATTTATGAATCACTTATGAATACATATTTAAATAATTCTGAAAAAGAAGAAAAAGAAAAAATAAGAAATGATCAAAAAATGTACAATTACTATTTAAACGAACGAAATAAAATTGAAAATAACTTAGCTTATTTATTATATTGTGTCGTTATTATTACATTATTTGTCACTTTATATCTAACATTAAAATTAAATTCTTCATTAGCTAATAAAACAATTATAATTTTATTTTTGATATATTTTACAAATAGTGCTGTTATTATTACAAAAAATATACCATTTATATTACAAGTTTATGGTGCAGTAATTTATAATATTCATTTTGTACAAAGTTTACTTAATGAAAATATTTATAAGAAAATAACAGATATAACTAAAGGAAATATACAATTTAAAAATGTTTATTTTTCATATAATAATAATGATCCTATTTTAGAAAATATAAATTTAACTATTTCATCAGGTACTAAATTAGCAATTATGGGACGCAGTGGTTCAGGTAAATCCACATTATCAAAATTACTACTTAAATTTTATCCATACAATGGACATATATTAATTGATAATCAAGAACTAAAAAATATTAATACAAATTATCTACGGTCAAAAATACTTTATTGTAATCAAAAAACAATGTTATATGATAAAAAAGTTATTGAAAATATAAAATATGGAAATAATGCGACTGATGATGAAATATTAGAAATACTTAAAAATTATGAATTATTGGAAATATTTAATGGATTGAAAAATGGAATTTATAGTGATTCAGGTGTTCAAGGGAATGAACTAAGCCATGGTATGCAGAAAATTGTCATATTATTACGCACGATACTTAAAGTAAATGATGCTTTAATAATTATTTTTGATGAACCATTAGCGGGGTTAGATGAACATACGCGTAAAAAGGTGATTAAATTAATTAATGATTATTGTAAAACGAAAACACTTATTATTATTACACATGACAAGGAAATATTACCACATGTAGATAAAGTGATTGATTTAAGTAAAATTAATAAGAGAAAACTAAAATAAAAATTTGATTTTTTTTATTATATGAGAACAAAAAGAGAAAAAAAGAGAACATATAAAGAATTATGGATTTATCAACAGCATTAATAATTTATTTTTATTATAGTCTATGTACCAGACCTATACTATGGATTCTTGGAATAACTCCCTATATTTTTTTTATCAAGTAATTGAGATTAAAAACAAAAATGAATTTATTATTCATCGATATTGGTATAATATATTATCTGAAATATTATATTTCTTGTTATTACCAATGAAAGTGAAATATATTTCTCTATAAAAAAATGAATATTTTTAATTTATAAAAAAAAACAATGAATACTATTTTACAATATTTTTTAATCTATATTTTGTGTATAAGACCATTATTGTCTTATATTCAAGTTCCACCAATTCAATTCTATTTTTATACACAAATAGATGAAGTTATACAAGGAGGGCGAAAAAGGAATATAATGACATATACAGATATGTCATGGTATGATATATATAAGATGATTTTTATTTTTTTTATTTATCCAATCAATATAAATATTGAAAATATTTAAAAAATAATAAAAATTGATTTAATACTTATTTACTAAATAAATATGAAATACAGAAATTATAAATTTTAAAAATGGATAGTCTAAACGAAAGACAATTAAGAGCATTTAATGCTATGATTAATGAAGAAAATGTATTTATTACTGGTCCAGGTGGTTCTGGTAAATCTCATGTACTTAATATATTTATTGAATATTTTAATACACATATAAAAGATGATGATAATAGTATTTATGTAACAAGTAGTACGGGTTTATCTTCATTACTTATTCAAGGAATTACAATTCATCAATATAGTGGTCTCGGAAGTGGAATAAAAGAATTAGATTATTATGTAGACCGTGTCAAGAAAAATAAAAATATACGCAATCGTTGGAGAAATACAAAGACTCTTATTATAGATGAAATTTCAATGATAAGTGAAGATTTTTTTGAAAAATTAGATATATTAGGTCAAAAAATCAGAAAAAATAATAAACCTTTTGGTGGGTTGCAATTAATTGTTAGTGGTGATTTTCTACAATTGCCACCTGTTAAAAGTAGTGGTTTTTGTTTTGAATCATTTAGTTGGGATATATGTAATTTTGAAATATTTTATTTTGATAAAATTATTCGACAAGATGATAAAAAATTACAATCAATACTAAATAAAGTACGATTAGGTATAATCGACAAAGACGTTAAAAAAATATTGAACTCTCGATTAAATAAAGAAATGTCTAATATACATGGAATCAAACCAACACTTCTTTTTTCAAGAAAAGATATGGTAAATGATTATAATGAAGAAAAATTAGAAGAATTAATTAAGAAAGGAAATGAAAAAAGAGAATATCATTCATCATTTCATTTTAGTAAACAAGTATCTTTGGAATCAGAGGATTTTTTAAAAGAATTGATGAATAATCAATATAATATATCTGATAATTTAATATTAACTATTGGAAGCCAAGTAATGTTAAATGCGAATAATGTAGCAGAAGGATTAGCAAATGGGAGTAGAGGAATTATTATTAAATTTAGTGCTAAAGGTTATCCAATTGTTCATTTCTTAAATAATTCGGTGGTTGAAATAAATATGAAAGATTATAAAATAGAAGATTCAAAGGATAGTGTCACAAAAAAGCAAATACCTTTAATTCATGCTTGGGCAATTACAATTCATAAAGCACAGGGAATGAGTTTAGAATATTTAGAAACAGATATTGGTGATTCAATATTTGAATATGGTCAAGCATATGTGGTATTATCACGTATCAAAAATTTAGAAGGACTTTTTTTAAAAGATATAGATTATTCAAAAATAAATGCGAATCCCAAAATATTGAAGTTTTATGAAGAACTTCTAAAATGAATATAAAAGAAAATATTATAAATATAATTATGAGGACATCTTGTTATTTGGGTTTAAGCATGACTTATATTTTATATTTTTCAGGTTTTCATTTTATTTCATATAAATTATTAAAAAATCATCAATATCCATTTGATTTATTTATCTCACATTTGAAGAATTCATTTATTTTTAGTTTCATTACAATTCCATTACTTGGTTTTATTGTGCATAAACTAATTAAATAGTTCCTATTTTTCTTTTTTTTAATTTTTCTAAAATAAGAATAATTTCTTTATTATTGAAATTATTTTGAATATATTCTTTAACATCTTTTCCATAATAATCTCTAAAAAGAAATAATAAATCATTATCTTTATTTTCTAATGAATAAACATTATTATTAATTATAATCCATGCGTTTTCATCATTATTATGTTTTTGAATATCTCTTTTATTGATTTTAGATTTATAATCTTCTTCTTTGAATAAATTAGAAACACAAGAAAACATAATCTATTATTAAATTATAAAATAAAAATGTTATATTAATTTATTTTTTTCATTATCATTATAATATATATGAATACAAAAATGATAAATAATATTATTAATAAAATGTTATAATTTACATAATTATAAACCTTTTGTTGAGTAATGATATAATTAGGATTTTCTTTTTGAGGTTTCATTATTTAATATAAAGCCTTATTTTTTTTATAAAAAATCAATTAAATAATAATAATAATAAAAACGATAATTAACAAAATAACCCAAGGAAGAAACATAATAGGACCACCAACGAAATCTTTTATAGCAAACATGGGCATCATTGGGGGTGCTTTTTGCATTACTTTTTTGCATGTATCTATATTATTATTAGAAGGATTATTGGTATCCATTTTATATTATATACTTATAGAAAAAATGCGTAAATAAAAATTTTTATTTTTATTTATTTAGATTAATGAATTCCATACCTGTTTTAGTAGAAGCAAAAAAAGAGTACACTAATCAGCTTCAACAAATATTAGCTCCTCGTTTATATGAAGGATTTAAATCAATATATGATGATTTACTTATTGCACTTAGTAATGAAATGATTGAAAATAATGTACAAAGTAGCAGTGTTATCAAGACGTTCCAACGTAGTTTAAAAGAAATTCCTTTGTGGAATCAAGACATGATTAAAAATGAATATAATCGTATTGAAAAACTAAGTAAATGTGATTATTTTGAAAACTTACTTGAGGCAGTGTTTGTGACGAATACAAAAATATTAAGCTCTGTTCAATTAAATTCGAATGCTCAAAATGTTAAAATAAATGTTCCTTCTTCTTCTCATTTTGTACATAAATGTTATATAGAATGTTCAAAAGAACTTTATAAAAATCCTTATATATTTGATATGTCAAGAGGTTTAACTCCTAAAGAAAGACATTCTAACCTAAGAGAATCACTTAATGTAATTAATCATTCAATATCCAACGCAGTTCGTGAAATGTTACCTATTCGTGAAATATTAATTCAAGGATTACTTCAAGAAGAAACTCAAAATGACGTAAGTGATGAACAATTGAATCAAGAAAGTATGACTCAAGAAAGTATGACTCAAGAAAGTATGACTCAAGAAAGTATGAATGATGAAGAAGAAGATAATAATGAAGATAATGAAGATAATGAAGATAATAAGATTGAATTATTGAATGATAATGAAACACCTATTCAAGAATTTAAAACAATCCTTTATGATAAAAATGCGAATAATGATGATGATGAAAATGATGATGAAAATGATGATGAAAATGATGATGAAAATGATGATGAAAATGATGATGAAAATGAAGATGATGATGATGATGATGAAGGTGTTGGTATACCAATTTATAGTAATAATGAAGAGACAAAAACTATTCAACTTGGTAAATTTGAGAATAATATAATAGATGAGAATGTTATTGAAAATCAAATGAATAATATAAATATCAATAATGATAATATTAAACCTTCATTAAGTGATAATATTATAAATGTAAATGAAAACAGATCAGAGATAAAACAAATTAATTTAGAGAAACCATCATTATTAAGAAAAATTAATACAATTCAAAAAGTAGAAACTCCTAATATTACTGAGTTAATGAAACCAGTTATGCATAAATCTATTAATATTAACCCTAAAATACAGAAAATAAATCAAAAAAAAATTATTAAAAATAAATTAATGGGTGGAAAAAACAATGCTTTTTACCAAAAAAAATACGACCAAAATTTAGCAAATTATCATTATACAAGTGAAAGTTATTTAGATGATGATGAAGCAAAAAATATGACTAAAAATAACATAAATATTGATTTTAATTCATCTGATGAAGAAGATAATAGTCCTGTTGTTTTAGGTTAAGTTAGTTTAATTTAAATAAAAAAAATAAAATTAAAAAATATATGGATTTGAAAATACTTTACGAACCTTATATTTTATGTCTATTATTAGCGATCATAATAAGTATTTTTTATTATTTTAATGAAAAAAGTAATTATGAAAAATCTGTAAAATTATCCAATAAAAAGGGCGAAGATGTTGAAGAAAATAATATCTTGCCTAAAACAATTATTTCATTACTGGCATCTTATATGTTGATGCTTATGGGATTTTATTGCTACAAATATTTTAATGTAGATACACTAATTAGTCAAAGTGGTGGTGCTAGTGTACTTAAAAATAAAAACGAAGTAAATGAAGCAAAACGTGATAAAATTATGGAAAGATTAACGATAGTAGATGATGATATAGATGTGGGTATATTAGAAGATTAAATTTCTTTTATTTTATTGTTTTAGATTCGTTATGGATTTAAAATAAATTTAATGTATTTAAATATGAGTCTTCAATTGAAGAAATTCAATATGAATATGATAAGAGATGATTCTGTAGTTGTTTTAATTGGAAAACGTAATACAGGAAAATCATTTTTAACAAAAGATTTACTTTATTATCACCAAGATATACCTGCTGGTACCGTTATATCACCTACAGAAAATGCAAATCAATTTTATGGAGATATTATTCCTCCAATCTTTATACATGATGAATATAATCCAAAAATTACAAATGAATTTATTAAACGACAAAAAAATTTAAAAAAACGTATTATGGCAGGAGAAAAAGACATAGATAATCGTGCATTTATGATTATGGATGATTGTTTGTATGATAACGATTGGAAGAAAGATAAGCGTATAAAAGAGATATTTATGAATGGACGTCATTGGGGCATCTTTTATATTATCTTACTTCAATACTCTATTGGTCTTGGACCAAGTCTAAGATGTAATATTGATTGGGTATTTTTACTTCGTGAAAATAGTGTTCAAAATCGTAAGAAATTGTACGAAAATTACGCAGGAATGTTTTATAACTTTGAAATGTTTTGTCAAACAATGGATGCTTGTACAGAAAATTATGGTTGTTTAGTAATACATAATGGTTCTAAATCTAATAAAATAGAAGATCAAGTTTATTGGTATTGTGCTGATGAACACGAAGATTTTAAAGTATGCTGTCCAGAAGCATGGAATTTTTCTCAACAAAATTATAATCCTGACCAAGACTCTGATGATGATGGAGATGTATCTGAACTTTTTAGGAAAAAGAATAAAGTTAATTTGAAAGTGAAGAAAATATAATATTGCTTTTGATTTTTAAAAGTAAAAGTATTTAAATATAAATTACTAAAATAATTTATAAATATGACAGACTTAAATATAGTAGAATTAATTGAAAAAAACCCAATAACTAAATTATCTAATAATTATAACAATAAGTTATTGAACAAAATTAAAGAAAAATTTAATGAAGAACAACAAAAATTTATTAGAAAAAAAATTTATTCTTGATAAAGACTACATAAACTTTGCTTTACCAATTGGTAAAGCAAAAAATGAATCAAATAATTTTTTGATGAAACTTACTTTGCTATCTTGTAAAGCAAGTTGTTAAGATATTTAGACCATTGGAAAAGAATCAAATAATTTTTTGATGAAACTTACTTTGCTATCTTGTAAAGTAAGTTTCATCAAAAAATTATTTAGACCATTGGAAATAAAAATTAATTTAACTTGTTTTTGTTGATACAAAAGCGAAATGAAAAATATATAGACTATATATTTTTGCTCACCTTAAAGGGTGATCAAAAATGAGCATTTGTGTAAAAAATAAAACAATTATTTAGGATTATTATTATTGTGAAGCCACTTAATTTTTAAAAGTAAAAGTATTTAAATATAAATTACTAAAATAATTTATAAATATGACAGAATTAAATATAGTAGAATTAATTGAAAAAAACCCAATAACTAAATTATCTAATAATTATAACAATAAGTTATTGAACAAAATTAAAGAAAAATTTAATGAAGAACAACAAAAATTATTTGTAAGTAGTTTTTATTGTTATTTAAATTATGATAAAAATAAAGATTTTGTTATTGACTTAGATAATGTTTGGAAATGGTTAGGATTTGCTCAAAAAGTCAAAGGTAAGAATTTATTAGAAAAAAATTTTATTCTTGATAAAGATTACATTAATTTTGCTCCTCAAGTAAGAGGAGCAAAAAATGAATCAATTACTTTACCAGCTGGTAAAGCAAAAACGAATGATAAAGATTACATAAATCTTACTTTACCAGCTGGTAAAGTAAATTGTGATAGTAATTTAAAGAATGAAAAAAAATGGGGTGGGCACTTAAAACAAACATTTATGATGACTATTAACTGTTTCAAAAAATTTTGTTTAAAAGCTGGTACAAAAAAAGCAGATGAAATACATGAATATTATATAAAAATGGAAGAAACATTACATGAAATTGTTGAAGAAGAAAGTAATGAATTAAGATTACAATTAGAAAATAAAGAAAAAGAATTAGAAGATACCAAAACAAATGCTCAAAAAGAACAATTATTATCCGCCGAAAAAGCAACAATATCACAATTTTCTGTAAATCATGAATGTGTATATTTTGGAATAATTAATAATACCAATACTAATAATGAGAAATTAATTAAATTTGGACATACAAACAATCTTTCAAAAAGAATGAATGAGCATAAAAATTTATATGATAATTTTATCTTAATAAATGCTTTTAAAGTTCAAAATAAAGTTGAAATTGAAAATTCAATAAAAAAACACCCAAAAATAATGAAACAGATTCGAAGCATAGAAGTAAATAATAAAATGAAAACAGAATTAATTGCTTATGATACTCATTTTTCAATAGAAAAATTAACATTTTACATTAAAGATATAATTCAATCAAAAACATATAATATTGAAAATTTCAATAAATTAATGGATAGAAATGATTTTTTGGAAAATGAAAATAGTCACCTTAAAGAAGAAATAGAAAAGAAAAATGAAATAATCAATAAACAAAATTTAGAAAATATTGAATACAAAGAAAAAATAGAAAAACAAAATATTAAAATTGAATCAATTCATAATCAAGAAGAATCCGTTTATAAAAATGCTCTAATACCAGAAGATGATTTGCACAAAAGATTTAATGAATTTATAAATCAAATATGCATAGTAAGACCAGATGTTGAAGAATTATCTGTTCATTTAGAAGGAAGATATAGATTATGGAATCAAAAAAAACCATCAAAAGAGGTTTTTCATGCATTAAAAAATTATCTTGATTTTAGATTTAAACCAAAAAAAATTAAAACACAACATGGTTATTTAGGTATTAAATTAAAAGAAATCGAGTATAAAAAAAGACTTGTTGATTCTGATATAGAAACATTTATTTTTGAAAAATGTAAATTTTCTGATTGTGGAAAAGTTCTAAATTCTATATTATTAAAAGAATATCAAAAATGGAAAGAATCTATTGATAAACCACTATTCGAAAATGATATGAAAGAGATTAAAACTTATTTGAATGAATGTCAGCATGCTTTAAAAGCGACGGTTTGGACAGAACATGGTAATAATGAGGGATATTATGGATTATGTTTAAACGAGGATTTTTATGCTACAAAAGTACAACAAAAGAATACACGAGGAAAACAAATCCAAAAAAAAAATGCTGAAACACATGATCTT